AATAGCCTGTGATATTTCTGACAGCATACCACGGACACTGGAAACCATGCCTGATACGGTACTCTCGATATTTCTGCAGATATCAGCCGTGATCTCGCCCATCTGCCTCCACCCGCTTCCCCACGTCTGGCTTGCCTTTCCCATAACGGATGCTAACGTCTCTCCCATACTTTTCATTACGGATGAGGACATTTCATAAGTCTCTTTAAGAGTGCCCTGTACGGTTGCAGACATCTGCTTCCACTGTTCCGACATTGTCCGCCCCATTTCTGCGGAAAGTCCACCGATTGTCTGGTTTAAGGATGTCATGATGTTTACTATGGACTGGCTTAAATGACTGAAAATTTCTGTTATCCCGTAAACGCTCCCACCTATCCCGTTTTCAAGCCCCTCCATGATGTAAACACCGTTCTCGTCCATGACGGTGGACGGACTATGTATTCCAAGGATTGACTTAAACTTTTCCGTAATGCCGGTCGCAATTGTTCCGACTGTTTCCTTCAGCGAATCCCAACCGCCAAGTATGCCGCTTTTCAGTCCTTCAATAAGATATCCGCCAATTTCTGCCATTACGGTAGACGGGGAGTGAATCCCGAAAAGTTCTTTTATCTTCCCGACAATACGGCCAAAGAGTCCCTGTGACGCTGTTTCAACATCCGCCTCTTCCATTCCTTTGGTAACACCCTCAGATATGCTTCTCCCGGTTTTATTTAAAGACTCGCTTGTATTGTCCGAAATTGCACCGATATTGGCAAGTTTTTCCCCATATACATCCATAGGATTGCTGCCATCCATGACAGCCTGTATGAAGTTACCCGCCTCAGTTGTCATTCCTGCCAGATCATCCGGGAGCGGCTCCACTCCGTTTGCAATCATAGAAAAGCCTTCCGCGATATCCTGCAACGTTTCCGGCGAAGCATCTTCAAACCCAAGGTTATCGGCGATCTCACGCAGAAGCGGGTTACAGTCAAGCATGTGCTGCCTTAGCATTTCCATGTCTTCATCCGTAAGGCTGAACCGGCTCTGCAGCTGTGCCATGTGTTCGTCGGTAAGGATCGCGCCGTTTCCGATATCTTCCATTGCCTTTTCAAGGGCAACGCCGGTACCCACGCAGTTATCCGCCGCAAAGCCGTACCCTTCTATGCCGTTCTTGAGCGTGTCCACACCGTCTTTTGCGAACCGCGCCGCCCCGTCAAGCCCCTCGTACCTCTCCTCCAGCCTTTTCCCTTGGTCGGTACTCCTGCCGAACGCGCCAAATAATTCCTCCAGATGCCCCGTAAGGAGTTTATACGAGCCCACAACTGCGGCTGTGGCGGCAAGCCCGGTCAGTGCCGTGGAAAGCCCAGTTGCCGCTGTGGACACGGTATCCATGGTCGCTGCTGCTGTGGCGG